AAATAGGGTGAATTTCTTCATCTCTATTAGTGTTTGCTTTGTTAAATGAAGCTAGCTCAAGATATTGAAATAATTCATCGTCTTGTGAATTACCAATAGTTAAATGCAACATACCTGCATTCTCTTGTGGCGATACCCAAACTCTTCTTATTCTGTTTGGAATTGGATTTCCATATGAATCTATACCATTTACTAAACCTATTTCAACCCATTCGTTTTTACCTGGGTCAAAGCATTTAGAAAATGGAGGAATTTTGAGATGTGCTTTAAAGAACGTACCTCCACTCATTGGATCATAATACGTATCTAAAAATCTGTAGGAAATTTGTGTGCCTTTTTTAGGCAAAGCAATAAACTTTTTTAGTTCATCAGAGAAGTCATTGTAGACTCCTAACTTTTTAAGTGCCATTGTGTTTTGTGTTTTGTGTTAAAAAATGTTTGTGTGTTTTAAGTGAAGATTAGAGGGGGCGAACCCCCTCCTTTCCTCAAGTTTTACTATGCTAAGATATTAGTAATTTTAGCAAATTTGTTAGGAGCAAATACTTCAAGACCCATATTTGAAGTCCAAGTAACAGTTAAGCTTTGTTCTTGGTTTGTTGGGGTTGGAGCAAGAGCACCAGTCATTAATTCAGCAGTCTCTACAGAACCTGTACCAGGAGCTGGTTGAGCCATATATTTGTAACGGAAGTAATCGTTCATTCCACCACCTACAGTTTTAACTTTACCCATTGGTAAGAAGTAGATAGATTTAGCGATAGGACCACCAACGTAGTTGATAACGTCAGTATTAGATAATACTTTAAACGCTTTCAAGTTGTAAGTGTATCCACCGTGTTGGAACTTCTCAGCTTGTAAATCGATTTCTTTTCCATCAACCATCATACGACCAGAGAAAACACCACCAGAAGAAGGTAAGTTTTTCAAGAAGTCAGAAATAACAGCAACTGCTGGATTAGAACCTGCGATCATATATTCCATTGGAGCACGAACAGCAGTTAATTTAGATTCTAAGTCAGTTAAATCAGTTAAAGTGAAAGAACCAGCGTTTGCAACAGTATCATTAACACCATAGTTAGTGATGTAAGAATCCATACCGCGAGTAGTTTGAACACCATAACCTTGAGCACCTGCTAAGTAAGAACCTGTAGCAACACCTGGTTCCAAGTCAGCAAACAAAGTGTTTGAAACTTCACCTAACCACATAGCTAATGAAATATCACCACGGTGTTTTTGTAAACCTTGGATCATTTCATAAGGTAAGATGTATGGTTTACCGTTAAACTCTAACTCAATTTTAGAAGCGTTCTGAACGTCTGTAATTTTGATTGCATTACGGAAGATTTGAACACGGTTTTGTAAAGAGTTAACTGACCAACGGCGAGATGGTGGCTCAACAGAACCCTCTTCTTGTGCATTTGAGAAAGCAGATAATTTGTTACCAGCAACTAAAGTTAAGTTAGTACCGTCAACAGATTGGATTTGCATTTTGTTAGCAGTAGTATTGTCTCCTTTAACTTGAACACGACCTACTTTACCGTTTTGGAATTTTAACAAATCACCAACAACTAAGAAGTTAAATACATCTGTAGGTAAACCGAAAACAGTGATTGTAGCAGCACCAGTAGTAACTGTAGCACCAGTTGTGTCGATTAATTTGTAAAGGTTATCATTGTAGAATGAAGTATAGAAAGGAACCGCAGTAGCGTCTTTTTTTCCTGCCATATACATAAAATCTAACCACTCAGCATCGTCTTGGATGTCAATAAGTTGGTTATAAATCTCTCTTTGGTCTAAGAGAGCCACCGCGGAGGCGGTGTACTTGTCGGTAGCACCTTGTGCACCATAGCCGTAAGTAAATGCCATTTTGTTTTAATTTAAAGTTTTAAAAAATTGTTTTTTATTTTTATCCGCCGAATGGTTTTCCATCGATAGATTTTATCACGAATCCAGAGCCTCTTGAAGGAGTCTGAACAACATCTTCAGCTTTAGTATTTTTAAGCTCGTTAAACAATCTTTTCTCTCCTAGGGATTTACCATAATTGATTAAAGATTTTTCTACAGCAGCTGGGTTGTTTGCATATGTCCAAGCCTTCATCCATTTCTTCATATCCAATTGACCGTCTTGGCCAACGAACTTCTGAAAGAATTTGTTTTGGTCTAATGTTTCACCCAAAAAGTCAGCGCTTTTGTCTACTTCAAAATTCATTCTGTTTTCACCATCTCCAAATTCTACAAGTCTGCTCGTCTCGAATTGCTTGTAGTCTGGTAATGAAGTTAAATGATTCTTGAAGCTTTCTATTTGTTGCTGAATTGCTTCTTGTTGAGCTTTCAACTGTGCTTCAATTGCCGACGCAGGGTTTTCAAAAGCTTTAGGTTTGTACTGAGCTTGTTCGGCTTTTAATCCATCTCGGATTTTGTCGGCCTCTAGCTTCATCATCAAACGTGCAACTCTATCTTCCTCTTCGTCTCCTGTTATTCCATACTCTTTTTGTAGAGTCTTCTGTAATATCAGATTCTTTTCTTCCTCACCTAAACTTGGATATTTAGAATCGATTTGTGTTTTCAAAATCTCTTCGTCTGTATACAAGTCGTAGTTAGTATTCGTCTTAATTAAGAACTCATCAAGCTGGTTAGTTTTATAAGCTTCGATTAATTGCTTAGCGTAATCGTCTTCTTGTAAACCTAATTTTTCCCAAGGATCAAAAACAATTGGTTCTTGAGTAGCTTGTTCCTGTGTAGATACTACGCTTTCCGTTGTATCTTCTGCTTTGTAAACTGGAACATCCGTAGTTTCAGCTGGTGCGCTTTCTGCCACAGCTTGAGCTTCCTCTACCTTTGTTTCAGCAGGTGCTTCCTCAAATTGTTTCTTAGGCTGGTTGTATTGAACGCCTGCACTTGAGTACTCACCTTTTAATGTCCACTTTCCTTCTCCTGCAAATGGATTCTCTTGAGGAGCTTCCGCTTGTGGAGTTGCTTCTGCAACTGGAGCAGTTTGTTCAACTACTTGCTCAGTTACTTGTGCTGTTTCTTGTGTGTTTTCCATCTGTGTTTGTGTTTATGTTGTTAATCAATATATTACGCTTGACCTTGATTTTGGAACGCTAACATATCTTGAATTTGTTGTTGTTCCTCATTTACTGGCTCACCTTGTTCTACTTCTGCACCTTGCATTTCCTCCATCATACCTTGTTCTTCTTGCATAGGATTAGCAGCATTCATTTGCTCATTCATTCCTTGTTGCATCATTTCTGCACCTTGAGCAGCTGGTTGGCTACCACCTCCTAAGAAAGAAAATCCTGAAGGCTCTTGAATATTTAATTGTTGACCGCCTGCTGTCTCTGGAGCTACTCTAGATTCTAATTCTGCTGGAACGTCAATCTCACCCATATCTTCCATTTTTCCATCTTGCATCAACTTGGTTTTGTTATCTCTAATGTTAGCTGCATCTCTTTCTTTAGCTTGAACAAAAGAAGACTCAACTCTACCTGTTGCAGAAATTCTTTCTCTCTCTAAATCAAACTGACCGCGCAATTCAATTAAACGAGATTCCATATCCGCCTTTACTTTTTCAAGTTCAGACTTCATTTGGTATTCCATTTGGATAGTTTGTTGTTTAGCTTGCTCAGCTACCATAGCAGATTGTTGTTGAATCTGACCATTCATTTGTTGCTGTTGCATAGCTTCTTGCTGCTTCTTCTCGTTATTCTTTTTAACTTTATAAGCTAAGAATAATTCTGCTTGTTTAATATTTTGGATATTATTTAAACGTATAACATCGTCGATATTAACCTGACCAGATTGTAAAGCAACTTTAACTAACTCGTCTAGCTTAGCTTTTTCTTCAGCTGTAGGTTTGTCTACAATAGCAATACCATAAGTATATTTAGAGATTTCTTGAGAACGCTTTAATAACTCTACAGTTCCTAAACCCAATGAGTTTTCGTATGCTTCTCCGCCACCTCTCTTAATTACATCTTGTACACGTATAATGATAGCCTCTGATAAAGATTGAGCAAGTGCTCTGTCTGAATAGCTAATATCACTTAATGCGTTATTTGTTCCAGATGCTGCTAATTGAGCAACTGTAGTTAAGAACTTAGGATTAGGCGTAGAACCGTCTGTAAGTTCATTTAAACCTAGAGTCTGACGAATCATATCTAGATTGTTATTAATCATATTCCAGTACTCAGCGATAGCGTTACCTACACCACCTTCTAATTGGTTGATAGCTGGAGGAACTTGTCTTCCATCTGCTGCTACTGAACGACTAACCAATACACCTCTCTGTAAGTATAAGTCAATGATATCAGAAGGGCTCATAGCCTTTCCTCCACCAGATAAACTTACTTCTTCTAAAGCTGCTAAGTTAATGTTAAAACCACGTGGAACAGCGGTGTTTAATTCGTGCTGTAATCTGTAGTAAGCTAATTGAATAGAGTCAGCGTAAGGGATAATAGCTTCCATACGGCTGAATGTTTTCATATCAAAGAAGTCAACTGCTCCAATATGGAAACTAGGTTTTGCTCTTGCTATGTTAATTGGATCACGCTTAACATTCCATTGTTTACCGTAGTCAAAACAA